CCGCCCCGGCCTTGATCTCGGCAATGTCCTCGGGCCTCATGTTCTTTGCGACATGGGCGATATCGGGAACGACGGTACGCCTTACTAGCAATCTCAATATTAAAGCCTCTGGGCCCGATCATTGTAAGAGGCTTCAAGATCTCCGCTCAGGATTTTTGATGGAAGAGGCGAATCATTGACAATCTTGATGGTCATGTTTTCGTTTCGAGAGAACAACGGAACTCGGAAGGCTCCGCTCAAGATGTTGGCGTTGTCTAGATTGCTTGTTCCAAGAATCTCCCCGGTGAACGGATACGAATAGGTGGACTCGTTCTTGATCTGCGCTTCGACCCGGAAGTAGCCGCTGTCGGCGTATTGCAGGGTCAGGTACCGCAACTGAAGCCGTCCAGTGATGATTGCCGATTCCCTCTGACCACGCGCCTGCTTCAGGTAAGGCGTAGAAAACTCGTAGGTCATGGTGAACGGCAGGCCGATCCAGACGTTCTTGTTGCTGTAATTGCCCACCACTGAGACGGTTCCGGCTGCCTCGGTCGTGCTGTTGAACGCGGTTCCCGAAACGGCGTTCAAGATGACTCCGGTGTCCGTCACCACCTTTGTACGGTTTGCCACATAAGACATGGGCTTGGGAAGGGTGAACGTGGTCAATCCGGTGGCTGAGTTATACGATCCGGGGGTCAGGGTGTGGTTGACAAATACCCGCTGATCGAGATGCGTCAGCCAGTTCTTCCCGCTGATGGTCAGATCGGAGGCACCGACGCCAAGCCGAATCTTTTCAATCGTGATGTATGAGGTGGTGCTGGAGCGGGCCCTCTTGAACACGACGTACAAGTCCGATTCGACAAACCCTGCCCAGACGGCTTTTGGTGGGTTTGAATCGAAGGAACTGGAGTCGGTAAAGGTGAATCGGAACCAAGCCGACTGAACCCGGGAATCACCCTGTTCGAGGTACTTGTAGCAATACAACCCGCCGTCGCCTCCAACCACAATCGCCATGTTTTCATGGGTCGAAGAGGTTAGGTGCTGGGGGTTGGCCGGAATGTACCTGTTCACGGAAGCCGTGAGGTCGCTGGCCAAATAAGACCCATTGAGAGCGGGCTGTGGGTACATTTCCCGCATCCCGGTAAAGCCGCCAGTAGAGAACAAGAAAAAGATCGAGGTGGCCGAAGCAATGGGCTCTACCTTGGAAGAGATATTCTCGAAGTCCGCCACCGGAATAATGGCAATCGATTTCGGAGAAAGAACATCCCCGCCGCGCAATACCATTTGCCCGCTGGGAGTGAACAGAATCAGGTCGCGGTTGAAAGCCGTCGCGGCCACCACCGTACCAACGCGGGGAGAGGCTGACGTTACGTCAATCGGGTCAGAGTCCAGCAGATCCAGAATCGTGGTCCTGAAGAAGTTGAAATACTGGCCCACCTCACTAAAGATCACGTTATCGCCCGACATGAATCCAAGCCTGTTCTGGTAATAGACCATGGCTTGAATCTTCTTGTTCGTGAACGACGGGAAAGGATTTAGTTCCTCCCCGCCCACAAGACGGTCGGTCCACTTGTACTTGTCGTACACCGTCGCCGCATCGGCAGAAGGTCTTCCGTTTGCCACAGACGGGGTGATCCCATCCGCCTGCTTGAGCATGAAAGTCCCGTCCGATTGTCGGATCAGTAGGATCGGCATAGAAGCCTTATCCCACTTATACAGCGTCCCGGGTTCGGCGCACTCTTCCCAAAGACCTCGGGAAAATACCCCGTTGTCTGCCTTGAACTGAACCCAGTAATCGTCGTAATCCGATTCCGGGGTGGACTTCACCTTGACGATGTAGTTGTGAGGTGCCGTAGGGGGGAGATCCTCAAAACGCTCGACGGCGTCTCGAATAAACACGATTCCGTCGCCTGAGAAATCGTCCTCGACTTCGGCAGTGAAATCGGCATTGGCTTGGACGTAAATCACGCTGTCCAGATAGGTGGAGGCTGCATAGGTCCCCACCCCGTCGATGCCCCCAGAAGGCCCGATGTAGCCCGCGATGCCTCCCAAAAACAGAGCCTTTGCAACGTGGTCTGTGCCGATTTCTCCTGTATTTCGGGTTGTAATTTTTACGGTGAAGTTGTTGACGTTTCCAATAGATGTGGAAAGGGCCGACAAAGTTACGTCGATATCGTCATCTTCCCAAGCAACGGCATCAACCGTCAGGGCAACCTTGGTCACCTTCCCGCCGGAAACCGTAATATCGGCTCTTGGATAGGTAGTGGCCTGTGTTCCAGAGACATACGTCAAGGCCACGTTGAGGTAAGTACCGTTGGTCCCGCTGCTCCCCGCTTGAGTGATCTTTACAGAACGGGTGATGTGGGTGAACGTGCTGGTGGTTGCTCCGCTCGTCAGCCGGACAATATGGGCCCTGTTATAGTTTGCTTGCCTAATCCACAAAAGCCCGGCTCGGAGGTAGTTTGTGGGGACTGAAGGAACTGTGTTTCCGTTTCCAGTCAAAGCAGCAACAGGAGTATTTCCGTTGACCAAGAACGTGACATCCCCGATGGTCAGGGCCTTTCTCTTGGACGCTACAGCATTGCCGAGGGTGGTAGCCCCATCAATAAACAGCGTCTTCCGGTTCCCAGCGAGGTCGTAGATGTCTGGGGTGCCGTTTTCCTGAACCACCAACAGGTACTTTTCCGTTTCGTCGCGCTCAATCAGGTGGACAAACACGGTTTCTGACGAATTCACATACCTCAAGTTTCCAGCCGAATTGGCGACAGCAACAAGGTGTTCCGTGGGAGGACGCTTGGTCAGCCCTTCCACCGGAGACGGAACCGCATTATCGACCGTCTGGGCTTCGTTGACGGCCCGAATCGCCGCTGGTTGCTGGCTAACGCCACCCAACAGGTTGGGAATTGAGGTCGTAATTAGCATCAGGTCACTCGATAGGAGCCTTCGCGGATGAACGTGCGCCAAACATCGGAGTTGTCGAAGATCGTGTAATCGCCCACTTCGTTTTCGTATTCCGACATGGCCGCCAACGCGGCAACTTCGTCGCGAATGGTGAAGGCGTTGTGCTTTTCGGACCCCACCATTCGATCCTGAAAGATCCTTGAGGCGCGAATCGTAATATACCGCTTGGCCGTCTCGGGCATCTCCTCGAACTCCATCAGGTAGATCTGGATGACCTTGATGGGCTCCGAGAACGCATACGAGTTCGTCTTGCGGTTGTAGAGGCGATTGCCACGGACCACGATGTCGTACTCGCTGTAGGAACGGTCCATGTCAACACGGACAATCTTGTCGCTGATGTAGATGAATCCGGTCGTGCTCTCCGGGGCCAGTTCTACGTCTTCGTCGGTGTTGAACTGCCACCCGTAAGTCAGGACCTCGCGAGAAACCTCGTCAAGGATGTTCTGAGCGATCAGCGAATCGGCCCGCTGTGCGCTCAGGGAGTTGATCGGAGGCTCTCCCACCGTGGACAGCATGGTGTTGATGGCTTGGAGTTTGGTGGTCTTGGTGAGGGCCATTCTAGTTCCTAGACTCAAAGAAAAGAGGGGGTGGAACCCAACTAAGGGAACCACCCCCTCTTCATTCCAGAGGAAGTGATCTACACAGAAGCATCAAGCCTCGGCGTAGAGTTCGTAGCAGCACTCCTCGCGGAGGATGTTGTGACCCATGGCGTACTTGGCAAGCATCAGCGTACCGAGCCGCTCCATGATGTACTCCGACTCCAGCGAGAGGTCCATCAACTTAACCGTGCCGAGAGCCTCACGGTGGAAGATGATTCCCTTGGTGGTGGAGTAGTTGAGGCCCGAGTAACCGTCGTTCGCCGTGCCCGTGACATCGTTCTTGACGCCCGGAGAACCGTGCAGAGCATCGGCGGTCACGGACTCGTTGGCAGTCGGAACGTGGTTGCTCTTGAAGATGCGGATACCAGCGCAGCGCAGGATCTCGCCACCAGCGACCGAGCCGTTGCCGTCGTTGCCGTAATCACGGTTGATGGCATCCGAGTCGCTGTTGACCATCTTGTAGTACTCGCTGGGCGGAAGAATGGCGAAGCGATCATCCGAGGGGACGTTGGCCTCGTCCATCTTCTGGGCAGCAACAAAGAACGCATCAAGCAGTTCGCCACCCGTGGTCGTGGCGTCGAGGCCAACGCGAACGCGGGCACCAAGGTAGCCATCCGAAGCCGTCGAGCCGCCGAAGCGGTCGGTGGTCTTGCGGGCACCAGCGATCACCGTGCGGATCAGGTTCTTGTCGGCGGTGTAGGCCAGAGCCCGACCGATCTCGGTGCTGTACACGCTGCGAACATCATAGTGGTTCTTCATCTCATCGATGTCGGCCACGAAGACGCTGGAAACCAGCACATCGTCGATGAAGATGACCTTCTCGTTGTGCTTGAACTGCGAGAGGTACTTGGCCGAGGTGCCCGTGGCTGCGCCCGTGACGCCGCCCGAGACGGCAGTCGCGTTCGGGGCGGACAGGAGCGACTCGCCGGGGGTGTGATACTTGGCTCCAGCGACACCCGTGACCGGGAACTGGGCCGACTTGCCGCTCTGGATCGTGCGAACACGATGGAGGGGCATCATCACATTGTACTTCTCGAACGTGGTGATGATTTCACCGCTGAAAACCTTGAGAAAGAGCGCATCAACATCGTTGGCCAGATTCACCTGACCAAGACGAGATGCCGTGCTGTTGATAAGCATGGTTGTTTGTTCCTAAGACAAAGCGAATGTAGATGATTGAATGCCGTTTCCTCTTGGTTGTCCCCCGCAGGGGGCCGCCAGTACTTGGCACCTTCCCAGCCATCTGTTACTGGGAAAAGAAAGAGACTTCCCCGATTTCTCAGGGAAGTCCCATGTGGCCTACGCGATTCAGGTGAGAGTCAGTGTCTCACGGCGCAGCCGGAGGTTCTTCGGGCACATCAGCGGCCCACCATCCAGCCGGGATCTCAACGCGATTGATCGACTTGACCCGCGTCCCGTCCTTCTGGACAACGAAGACATGGGCCTTCACAGGTTCCGCCAGTTGCACCGGGGTGCCCTGTGGAACGACCAGAACGGTGGTCCCGCACCCTGCGATGAAACAGGTCACGGATGCCACCAGCACTTGGGTCAGCGTTCTTCGCATAAGTTTCCTTAGACACCAATCGTTCGAGAAACTTGAGCAAGGCCGTTACCAGTTGCTCGATCCAACCGATCACGGCTTCTTTTCCGCATCCTTGGCCATCACCAGACCGAGGCCAGCGGTGATCGCCGCAATGACGGCAGCGACATCGAAGGTGGTCGCCGGGTCGCCATCAATCAGGGCAATGACTGCCGAGGAGACAGCGGTAAGGATGGTGGCAATTCCGAGGACGGTAGTCTTGAGATTCTGCTTCACTGGTTGACTCCAAGGGCGTTAGACAGGGCAACACGCTGCTCCACATCCTTGCGGTATGCGGGGTCCTTGGAGTAGCGGGGGTCCTTCATGGCTTCAACAATTTCTGCCACGCTACGGAAGGCACCACCGCTCGGACCAGCCACCTCGCCCTGAATGAGGCGGCCATTGGACGAACCATTCGCCTGTTCATAACGGGCCTTGAGCCCCTGAACGGCCATGCGGATTGAACTCATGTTTCCGCCATCCATGATCTGGTTGAAGGCGTCGATCTCCGACTCATCGAGGGAGTTCGCAGCCCATTCAGTCATGCTCTGGTACTGGGCTTCTCCTCCGGCAAGGGACATCACAGAGTTCATGTTGCTCTGGAGGACCGTCTTCTGGCCGTCCACATAAGCCCGGACAATCGGCTCGGGAAGGCCCATGCCGACGATGGCCTTGATCGACTCCTCGCTCAGGTCCCCGTTCTTGGCGAACTCCTCGGAGTACTGCTCAAGCCCCGTGAAGTCGGCCTTCTGGCCAGAACCGATGCGCTTCTCCAGAGCCATGTAGGCCTGCGCGAGGTCCTCGGGCTTCTGGAACTTCTCGGGGAGCCAACCCGGACGGTCTGCGGCAGGGGTCTGCGGCTGCGCCTCGGGCTGGCCTTCAGCGGCCTGTGCTGCGGCCAGAGCGTCAACTTCCCCGTTGGACTCTGCGGTATCTCGGACGATGGTGACTTGCTGGTGGTTGCTCATTGCGGTTGCTGCATCCGTTGCTCAATCAGGTTCCCTGTGGTCTTGGCGGCTTGCGGCCCAGCCATGGCCAGCATCTGCTGCTGCATTGCCACTTGCTGTTCCTGAGCGATCTGCTCTTCCGTCTTCACAAGACCAGCCGTGTCGATACCGAGCGAGGCCGCACGGCGATTCAGGTATTCACGGAAATCAATGTACTGCTGAATTCCGCCGGGACCGAGAATCTGGGCAATTCCCTGAAGATAAATATCAAGGCGGTTCAGGTCATTGCCCCGACCAAGGGCGTCGATGCCCGTCACAATGGTGGGGGTGACGAACTTCTTGTCGATCTTCGGCATCTTCCGAGACTTTGTCAACCGATCCACGATTCGATTGACCAGCGGCAACTGGAATTCCTGAGACAGGATGCTGTAGATCCCGCCGAGTTGTCGCTCAATGGACTGGGTGACAAGACGCACTTCTTCGGCGGTGACCCGCTCCGCGTTTCGGATGGACGCCTCGGTCAGCAGGAAGGCGTAACTGAGGCGTTCATTGATGGCGTTCATCATCTGGAGGGCCACGCTGAGATCGGCAGCCTTCTGGACCTGAAGCACCGTGACATCTTGAGCATTTCCCTCGATGATGGCTCCGTTGGGACTTTGAGCAATCTTCTTTGCCCGAGTCGATCCGGTAGGGTTCACCAAGAACAGGACCTTAGCCATTGCGGCAGAAGCCTGAAGAATGCTCTTTGAAAGGCTGTCGAGGGCCACAAGATCCCCGTAGTACTGCTCGACATAGCCGCGACCGTAATCCTCACCATCAACCCGGTGCATCCTGAGGGCGAGGAAAGGATTCCGCTCGGCGGGATAGGTTGAAATTGAGTCGGGAAGGACCACCCCGCCGATCTCTTGATAGACCTCCACCTTCCCATCCGGCAGGGTGTGGCAACAAGTGTAGATCTCGACCGTGCTGTCGTGGGGGCACATGCAAGTCTTGGCCATGGCCGCGACTTCCGGCGGAAGCATGGATGGAGCGACGTTCTCCTTGATCACGATCTTTCGCACATTGCCCATGGGATCGCGCTTGACCACATAACGGTCCAGCCGGATGACCCGCATAGGCCCCTCGTCGGGGAAATACAGCAGCACGTTTCCAGTGACGATTAGGTGCTTCAAGGCCTCAAACAAGGCCACACGGATGGCCTGCGCCTCAATCTCCTTCATTACCGTCCGTTCCATGTCGGATAAGGTGTTTTCGGCTTCGCTGCGGGCCCGGGGAGACATGGCCTCAAGGTTCTTGACAGCCTTCGGATCGATTACGAAGCGGAAGAACGGGGCATTGGGAGGCAGCAGGGACAGCAGAAGGGCCGAAGCCAGATTATTAACGCCCCGCGCACCTATCGATTGATACGGCTCGGGAAACTTGCGGGCACTGTGGTCGCCCTCATCTGGCATCAGGGTCGGCAGCGTCAGTCGGGAACAATCGCGGGCCCTTTCGAGGTAGGAGAACCGATGCTGCTCCAACTTGAGATACAGTGCCTTCCCTGTTTCAGACATTCTTATTCCCCCGTTCGGGCGATGACCAAGGCGCGCTTGCCCCGGCGCATGAAAGACCTGTTTCCTGCGGCTCGGGGGCCAGCCTGAGTAAGAGACTCACTGACGATGTTGGGGATTTCCGGGGCCTTTGGAAGAACCACTGGAGCCGGAGGTGGGGGCGGGGGTGCGGGTCGGCTAAAGCACATTTTCGTTTTGTTCCTCGAAGATGCGGATCAGGTATTTGACCACCGAACGCTGGCCAGACCTGTAGAAGATCGTGGCCGTATCGTCGCCCAGTTCTGCACATCGTTCTGGGAAATTCTGGTCAAGGAAAGCAATCAAGTCCTGCGGAACCCGTGGAACGGGGATCAGTGGGAAAGTTTCCTTAGATAGGTTGGCATTAGACATTGTTCTTCTGGCTCTGGGTGTAGGCGTAGAGAATCACCGAGTAATTGATGATGTCCAGCACGGTATCCCGCAGGGCCTCGTCCTTGACCTTGAACTCCCCGGTGGTGATAAAGGTCGAGAGTCGCGACATCTTGTCCGTCAGCCGAACCATGATCCCCGCCTCGGTCTTGCAGATGCCCATGGCCTCGCACCGGGTGAAGTTCAGGAACGGGTGGGTGTCATCCTTGCCTCCCGAGTAATCGTGGTTCTTGCGCTCGGACAGGCCCCGGGCCTCGTCGGTCAGTTCCTTGTGGATGGCAAGCAGACGGGTGCGGTTCATGGCTTCCATAGTGCGATCTCCTTGGTGGTCCAGTTGTATTCGCCGTGGCGCAGGATGCGGGCACAGCGGGCTTGCGTCAAAGCGTACTCTTCGTTGAATCCGGCGTTTCCATAGGCCTCCTTGACCTCGTCCCAAGTGCCCTTCTTCAGGATCTTGGCGGCGGTCACGGGACCCACTCCTTCCAGCCCGGGGTACCCATCGGTCTTGTCCCCGGTCAGGGTCTGCATCAGCCAGTTCCGGTCGGCCTCCTCGCGAGTGATCATGGCCGGAACCTCGTCCTTGTCGGGATTCCAGACCCAGCCGGGGATGCACTTCAGGTCCTTGTCCGAGGAGACGATCACGGAAGATCCGTAGGTGCCCTCGGTGTGCAGGATGCCGATGATGTCATCTCCCTCCAGTTCAGGCTCCTCCTTGACGATGCAGGAGGAAGCGAGGATCTCCTTGACCGCCTTGTATCCACAGGGCTTGCGGCAGGCCTTGCGATGGCTCTTGTATTCGGGATACACACGCTTGCGGAAGTTGCCCTTCCCGGTGAAACCAAGGACGCACACCTCCGCGCTGAACTTGGTGCGCCACCGTTCCAGCGTCTCCAGACACAGGGCAACGGCCTCCTGCGGATTGCTGAAGGCAACGTCAGTCTCGTCATCGAACCGTGCGACGTACTCGGTGGCCGCGCAGATCGAATACACAAGGATGTCGCCGTCGATCAGTAGGGTGTCGATCTTCATTCTTGAGCCTCCGCTTCGATGGCCCGATTCAACACCTCGATGAGCCCGTAGGAACCGTGCATTGTGGACTTGGCGCAAATGGTGTAGTTGTCCTCGTTCTTCTTCTTGCAGTTGTAGCCGATCAGGAGCATCTCATCGAAACGCTTCTTGAGTTCCTGAATCAGTTCGTCCGTTTCCATGTACTCAATGGGAGTAGACATGCTTGAGCCTCTTGAGTTCCTGAATGTACCGATGCCTGAGATCAGGGCGGCTACGGGCGGCCCCGATCAGGGCAACGATCTGTGGGTACTTGATGATCGAATACCGTGCGATGCAGGACAGGTAGGTCAGGGCCTTGCGTCCGTACAAGGTCCATACATAGACACCCTCACCCTTGAGCCGAACCCGTCCACCCCACCTGTCCTGCATCTGCGCCAGAACGCCGTAGTGCTTGTTGGTCACTTCGATGGCCGCGCACTTGTTCCATCGAACGCAGCCTTCACCGTCCATGAGTCCGGCTGCATAGGCGTTCAGTGTGTTTCTGCCCAGTTGGCCCCCACCCGGTACTCGCCGTCCAGTTGGCAACGGAAGTCGAACGCTCGTCCTGCCTCTTGAATGGCGCATACGGCAAGTTTACCAGCCCTCTCGGCGGATTCCGGCGAAGTGATGAACTGGTATTCGTCATGGACCGCAGCGACCTGTTCGATGTCGAGACGCTCTGCAAGGAACGAAGACCACATGTAGCAACAGGCGGCCTTCATCACCACGGCACCCGCTGACTGCAACAGAGTGTTCAGGGCTGCGTGTTCAGACCGTGGATACAGCGGACGGCCATCGAGCCCACGCAGGAATCCATTGGTGGTCATGGCCGTGGCAACGTCCTCCTTGAGCCGGAGGTATGCAGGCACCGCCGCCTCGAAGTTGGCACGGGCCCGCATTCCAGTCTTGCGGTCGCCGCCCAGCACAAGGCCCAACTTGTCGTTGCCCGCACCGTAGATCAGGGCATAGATCGCGCCCTTGGCTTGGTTGCGGGCGGCCTTGTGGGCCGGGTTGGACTTGTCCTGAGTCGAATCCTTGGTCAGGCCGAATGCCTGCGCGTTCTCCCAATGGATGTCCCCGAGCAGGACCTTCTTGGAGTAGTCGCCCTTGTCGTAGCGTCCGAGGTAGTGAGCAAGGCACCGCAGTTCCAGACCCGAGGCGTCCACACCCACAAGCACCTTTCCCTTCGGGGCAACGAACAGGCTGCGATACTCCTTGTCGGTGGGGATCTGGGCCATGTTGGGATTGCGGTGGGTGCAGCGTCCCGTGATTGCGCCGTTGGTGTTGACGCGCCCGTGGATGCGCCCATCTGCCGCCACCAACTTGAGCCACGCCTCGTCGCCATCCGCCAACTGACCCAGACGCTTCTGGATCGTGAGGTAGCGACTTAGGGTCTTGGCCTCGGGGTACGGCAGAGTGGACAGGACCGACTCATCGACACGCGGCTTGCCGTCAGGCGTGAGTTCAACGGGCTTCCATCCATGCCGCTCCATGAGCCGCTGCGAGATCTGTAGACGGCTGCCCGGGTTGAACACCTCGGTCTTGGGCTTCAACTTCTTGCCCGTCTTCTCCGATACCCGGGGCGTGACGATGGGCGGGAACTCCTGTTGCAGCCGCTGCTCGATCTCAAGGCTTTCCTTGAGGAGGTCGGCATGGAGTCGCTGGGCCGCCTGAACATCGAAGGGGAAGCCGTTGCGCTCCTGAAGCCGGATGTGCCCGCCGAACTCATGCTCGATCAACACGGCCATCGAGGCACCCTTGTAGGCGGGGTGCTTGGTCAGGTGGTCGTACAGGGCCATGGTGACCCGGACATCCTGAATGCAGTACTTCCGCAGTTCCTCGGAGTCCTCGGTGAAGGCCGGAGCATCCGCCTTGGCCATCCCGATGCGATATCCCCAAGCCTTGAGCGACTGGCTGCCGATCAGTTCCTTGGGGAAGTCCTTGGTCTGGAAGTCCCGCTCACGCTGGTCGGCATACAGCAGCCGGGCGACCACCAGCGTGTCGAAGATCTTCTTGGGAAAGAACTTCGGATAGAGCCGCTGAAGAGCCGGGATGTCGAACGACTGGATGTTGTGGCCCACGACCATATCGGCGTTCTGGAGGATCGTCAGGCCGTTCTCGACGGAGACGATCTGGGGATGGTCCCCATCGACGCTGACGGCCATGCACAGCACCTTCTTCATGTCGGTGAGGTGCAGCCAGTCGTGGATGTCGTTGGTTTCGATGTCGAAGTAAGCGATCATGGTGTTCTCCTCGGTCTAGTTCCTAGACAAGATCCTGTAGCGTCCAGCCTCTTGCCTCGATCACTCGGCGCAACTTCTTGATGGCGATGTCGTGGACTTCCTTGAAACGGGCGGCAGTCAGTTGGTCTTCAGGATACTTGGCGTTGTACTCCCGCGCAAGGGCTTCCCAACTCCCGAACTCCTGTCCTGCGGGCACCTTCCTCAGGTAGTTGGGCCGAGAGGTGTACCCATACCGGATCACGGTGGACACCAGTTGGGGGCTGATGCCGTACCTACGGGCGATCTCCGTCTTCTTGATGCTGGTCTTGGCGAGTTCCTGTATCTCGCTCACCTGTGCGTCCGTGAGTTTCCTAATCCGCATTTCGCATCCTGTCCAGCCGTTCGACGGCTCGTTGGAGTTTCTCCATGGCGTGGGTCATCTCGATGCGGCTCTGGGCCGTCTTCATCCGTGCGGTCTTTCTCCACGCATCGGCAGCCTCTTTCGAGGATTCAATGATGGTCAGCACCACTCGCTTCATCGACCTTGTGATCATGTTCCGTTCCTTTCGAGGGCTCGCCATGAAATTGGAAAGCATGAATGGGCATGGTTCGCGATTTCCTGAGCGATAGCCTTAGTCTCTCGTTGTGCATGGCTCGTAGTTCGTTGAGAGACAACGCGCCAGAAGGCATAGAGCGATCCAGTCCACACCCATTCGGTGTACGCGGCCTGCGGAAGAACCGCACGGGCCTGCTCAGGACAGACGCCGTCTTCCAACAGGCTCTCGTAAGTCCTGAGACAAACCCCGACAGCATGGCGGAAATCGATGATTGAACGCTCATTCTTGACTGGCTCCTCGCTGCTTCCTTGCTTCACCGACTCGGCACGTTGCCGAAGGTATTTCGGTGTCCATGCAGTGACCTTGTCATCGACGTAGCGTCGGCTGATCTCGTTCCACGCCAGTCCCACCTGATGCTTGGCCAGTTGCCGTGCCACGAAGATCGGGGCGCGGATCTGGAACTTCAGGGTGACATGGGCGAACGGGGACCAATGGCCGTGCTTCGCCAAGTAGTTGATCAACTTCTCGTTCTGCTCGAAGGTGTACTCCGAGGCCTTCTTGTCGAACGAGACACGGGCCGCGTCTACGACTGCATCATCGTCGCCCATGTGGCTGATGAGATAGACGCTCTTCGGCTGGTTGTGCAATCCCAACTCTTCGTCCAGTTGTGAAAGTTTGTCCATGGGGTCAGTCATTGAGGTTCTCCCATCTAGTTCTATCTGCCTCTGCTCTCTGATATTCATCAAGCAGTCTTTCGCTCTCTTCCAGTTCCTTCCGCAGACGCTCATTAATTTCAAGAAAAATCTTATCTTGACCTTCAAGGAACAACTTGAAGTTAGTTACCGACTGTGGAAACTCTGGCCAGTGTCTATCGTCATTGAGATAGTTCCAACCACGGGAGTTGGCATAGTCACCAGCAAGGAATCCAGTAAGGTGGTGAAACCCACATACCTCCCGCCGCGCCTCGTCACGCTCGCGGGTCAACTTGTTAGCCATCCTTACAACTTCATCGCGCTCTTCGGTAAGCGCCTTGATGGTCAGGTTCTTTCTGTCGATCTCTGCATAAAACCGTTCAAACTCCTGAGCCAACTTGATCTGAAACTCATGGAATGCGGGGGATCGGTCAAACGCATCAGATTTCATCGTTGATCTCCATCTGCACTTCGTGAAGACGTCCGGTTTCCTTGCAGTACCTCAGCGTCCCGGCCATGCCCGTGTCTCCGGTGAACCTATTCTTCAGGACACGGAGATCCAGTTCGTTGGGGTTCTCTCCCTGTTGGTTACGCTCAAGGCCGATCACCGCATCCGCCAACTGGGCAATCGAGTGGGACCCACGCAACTGGGAGAGCGAGGTGGTCGCGCCCTCTTCGTGCCCACGGTCGCCATCTGGCCGTCTGAGGTGGGACACCACGAACATGGCCGCCTGCGTCTCCTCAACGAGGGATCGCAGCGAGGTCATGGCGTTGTCGATCAGCCGCCTCTCGTCGCCGTCTCCCAGCCCCGACACCACGATGCTGAGGTGGTCGAGGAAGATGTACTCGCATCCGCACGACTTGATCATGTACCGGGTGCGGGCCAACAGGTTCTCCGGGTCAACCGAGCCGAAGTGATCGAACAGGACCACCTTGGCTACCGTCGCCTCAAACGCCTCACGCTTCTGTTCGCCAGAGATTCCGCGATCTGCCCAAAAGTAGGGTGGGGTATTGAGGTGGATGCCCATGAGGTTGCGTCCGGTGCGCTTGACGGACTCTTCGAGCATGAGCAGCCCGACTTTCTTGCCGGATCGGATGAGGTGACACACAAGTTCTCGACACACAGAAGACTTGCCAATACCTGTACCCGATGTGAGAACGACGAGTTCGCCTCTGCGGATTCCGAGCAACTTGTCGTTGACTCCTGTCCAAGGATAGGGAGTTGAATCGTTGGGATCGTCTTCGTTGACCGTGTCCCAAAGATCGCCGCCCAGAACCACGCCATCCGGTCGGTAAGCCTTCGCACCATAGACCGCATCGATCACCTTCTTTCCTTCGCCCGCGACATGGGCTTCGTTTGCGTCCTTGAAGCCGGGGATGGTCCCGATCTTCGCCTTGCCCGGGGTCAGGAGCATGGCGCATTCCTTCGCGGCAGCCCTGCCCGGCTCATCGTCATCGAACATGATCACGACCGTCTCGAATTTCTCCAGCCATTCGAGGTTGTTCTGGAAAGCCTTGAGGGCACCAGCGGCACCCGAGGGAACCGACACGACGGGCCACTTGTTCCCGAACAACTGGCTGACCGTCAGCGCGTCGATCTCGCCCTCGGTCACGGTGACCATGCGGCCTCCGTCACGCCAGAGGTGCATCCCGTACAGCGGAAGCGACTTGGATTCACCGAGGGTGACGAAGTCCTTGGAGGGGAACCGGATCTTCTGTGCCACGACCTCTTGGTCACGGACGTACTGGGCAACGTGGACGGTCTGGCCGTTGAACTGCCCGAGGCCGTAGCCCCAGAAACGGCAAGTGTCCTCCGAGATGTTGCGCTTCTTCAGCGGGCTGTACTCGACCCCGATCAGATCTGTCCGCTTCAGAAGGACAGATGGCAAAGGCTCGCCGTCACCAGTCTCGTAGTACTTGCATCCGAAGCAGTATGCATGGCCATCCGTGTACCGGGCGAGGTTGTCCTTGCTCCCGCAAGCGGGACACGGTTCATGCTGAACGAACTCCGACTCTTTGTGGTTGTTCACGGTGTTCTTCCCATTCGATTTCGATGCGCGGTTCCCGGCCATACTGCTTGGTGGCCTCGATCCGCATGATCTGAACGTCATCCTCCCACGCCCATCCGTTGAGCGAATCGAGGATCGACTTGATGTGATTGTCGATGTCTCCTACGGGCCAAAGATTCGATGGTTTCTTTGGGGTCCGACAGAAGAAAGCGATCTTTACCAGCAACGGCCCCGAGAGGGGGCAGCCCTTGGGCTTCTTCATGGCCGCAAGGGCTGCCTTTGACTCTCGGCGGAACCGCTCGTAGGTCTTCCCGTAGTACGCGAACCCGCGCCGAGAGATCCTCGGACGGCTGGCTGGCGTTGGGTCAACCCACAGGACGATCTTCATCAGAAGTCCGATGCGTCCTCGTCGGTGTCCGTCGTGGCCTCGGTCGCAGTCGCTGCCGCCTTGAACCCCTTGGGGTCGGCCTTGAAGCCGTAGGCGTCGAAGTTGTCGCCCGGGGTGTACTCCTTCAGGTCGATGATCTGCACCGCCTTGAGCCGGAGGGACACGCCCGCGCCGACCATGGCCGTGAAGAACGGAACGACCTCGAAGGCCACCTTGATCTGGCTACCGGAGCCGACGTTGGGCGGGGTCTGGATGGCCGTGCCCTGAGCGTCGAACAGCACGGGCTTCTGGGTCCACGACTTCTCCTCGTTGCCCGCCTTGGCCTTCAACTTGAACTTGATGCGGATCTTGTTGTCCTCCGTCTCCTTGATCGGGAGGTCGGCCCGCTTCAACTTCTTGTTGCCGCGCTTCTCGCACTCGGCCTTGTACGACTCGTCGGACGCCTTCTTCAGCGTGTCGATGAAGGCACTGACGGTCTTGTCGGTGGGGTCCACCTCAAGGTCCACGCTGTACACGCCGTCCTTGTCGAACTTGGTGTCAGGCGTGGTGAGGCGGGGATACACCGCGATGCCGAGGGGCGAGGTGATGCGGACGAACTTGCGCTTTGCAGTGGCACTCATGTGATGCGTTCTCCTGTCTAGGAACTAGACTCTAGTTGAAGTAGTAGTCTGAGTTCCGAACCTTGGTGATGTCCAGAGAACCGTACTCTGGAACATCAGGGATGTTACTCGACCCCGGCAGAAATGTCAATACCCCCTCCCTGAACTCACGGAGGAGATCCCGGGAGAAGATGTCAACCGTGGCCTCTCGGACGCACGAACTCACCTTCATGTAATCACCCGACAGCGTCAGGATCTGGTCATGCACCGAGCCGAGGTGATGGATGCCGTTGGCGGCGCACATGTTCACCGTGTGGCCAAGCAGCCCGCCGAAGCCGTCCAGCGAATGGATGTAGTTGGCGGGGCCTCCGTTCAGGGCCTTGCGCTTGGACTGGACGCCGTTCTCCTGCCGCAGGGACAGCACCTTGGCCTTGGCCCCGATGCGGGTGGACACCGTGATCACATCGTAGTTCTCGTAGCGCATCCGCACCGGGAACCCGATGGGCGTCATCCAGAACGGCGTGACATCGTGTTCGATCAGGACCGACATGCAGTCACGGATGAACTTCATGCCCCGCTGGGCAGAGCCAACGACATCCCCGATGGACTCCCAGATGATCTTCCCGAGGAAAGCCACGGGCTTGTACATCTCCAGCCCGAAGGGATTGTGGCCCTGCTTTCGGATCTTGTCCTCCAGCCATTCACGGGTGTAGCCGATGCACGAATGCAGCGTCAACCCGTAGGGAAGGGTCATGGTCTGCCGCTTGGTGGTCGTGCGGTCGATGCCGAACCTCAGCAGTTCCTTGGCCATCGGATCGTCCGAGGTGACCAGTTTGGCAATCACCTTGTCGGCCACGAACTGGTACGGGTCCGAGGGAGCATCCGAAGGCGTCACGTTGGTGGCCACGGCGGCGACCGGATCACGCAGCAGCATCGAGTAGATCTGGAGGCCCTGAGTCGTGGCGTCCATGGCGATGGGCAGGCTGCTGACGAATCCCTTGCCGTGCTTCCACAAACCCGCGATCTCACGGCAGGCGGCCACGAAGGCGAACGGCTCGTCGGCCTCGGTCCACATCCGGTTCGACCACGGGTCGGAGGCGATGGACTCGATGGCCCTGCGGTTCTCCTCGACCCACCGCAGCCGTTCCTTGATGGGCTTCTTGTCGAGGCCGTACTTGTTGGCGACCTGTAGGTACAGGGGATACTGGGCGGCATCGTCGTGCAACGGCTTGCCATCGGCAAACCGCAGCATGGCCTTGGCATACGACACGCCCTGTGGGTGCAGGAACAGGGGCAGCGGATATCCACGACCACGGAAGTCCAACTGGTGCGGGAACCAGAGGTACTTGTGTTCCGCCATCTTGTCGGCCACGAACAGCGATTTCAGGGTGAGCAGCCGCTGTGACTCGTAGGATTCGTTCAGAAAGTGAACCTTCGCGGCCTGCTTGCGCCAGTTCCTGCGGGCTTCCTGATTCGTGTCGATGTCAACGGGCTTGGTGGGCAGGGCCTCGTCCCGGCTGGGAGGCAGGCCATCGAGCGGCAGCCCCTCCTTCCAGCACTCCTTGACGAGATCACGGATGTACCCGTCGATGGTCCACGGGGTGTTCTGCACGAAGTTGACGGCGGAATACACCTGTGGCGAGAGCGATGATGACAGTGACTCCTGATACGCCTTGGAGCGGCTCTTCACCAGCGGACGCGGCTTCCACTCAAGCGATGCGTAACCGCCCACCCAAGGGTTGTTCCACTCCAGAGGCTTCTCGACCATGGGCAGGAACATCGGTTCCAACGTCTCATGGTATTCATGGCAGTCCTTGATCCACTTGCGGATCTCCTTGGACGGCTGAATCACGCAGTAACGGCGACCCCGGGCATTCAACTTGGTCAGCAGTTCGATGACCCCTGTGCGGGCGGCCAGCATCTCGACCAACAGCAGCCCGACCGCAAGCGCATCGGCCTTGGCCCACCGCTTGGTGACGAGATCGACCGCCTTGGCGGCCTCTCGGGCGAATCGCCGCTTGAACTTTTGGCCCACCCGCTTGAACGTCTTCTTCTGCACCGTCCGCAGGAAGTCCGGGTTGTTGTCGGCCAAGTCCTGAAGCAGGATCTCGTCCTCGACGGCACGACCAACGGCGATACAGGTCCCCGTCAGCATCCGCTCGGTGGACAGGGCGTCGATGATGACCTTCGCGGCGATCACGGCGGCCTTCTCGGGCGAGATCTGCACCAAGAACGGCAAGCAGCGATGGCGACGGCCCGGCCCCGAGGAAGCCTTGGTGACCCAAGCGTCGATCTCCTTGGCCAGTTCCGTGGTGCAGCGATTCAGCATCATCCGCCCGGGGATGGTGTTGCTCTCTGCACTCAGGCGATGGGCCTTGTCCGTGCGATTGGTGTATCGCTGGCGACCCAGTTCAACCATCTCTCTATCGAGTTTGCTTTGGCGCATGAGTCTAGTTCCTAGACGGAATCATACACCTATATAAAAACCCCCCGTATCCAAATGGATACGAGGGGCTCGAAAGAGAGGAGAACGCCGTGACTAACGGCGACCCCATTGTATCAGTTGGCGATTGCGTAGTACTCCGAGAGGGTGCGGTCGAAGGCCATGACGCGGGACGGACGCTCGACCGGGTTCATCTCCTTGGCGAGATGCGTGTACGCGGCCTGAAGATTCCACAGGCACAGGGCATCGGTCTGGTAGTCGAACGACGGCTTGACCGACTCCTCGTAGAAGTCCAGCATCTTGGCCTTGGGCAGGATGCCACGACGGGCGATCTCGACCGTGAACTTGGCGAGGTCCGTATCCGAGGTCGTGAGATCCCGAAGAAACTGGTCGCGGTCCTGCTGATTCTTGGCCTCGGCCTTGAAAGCAAGTACCGCTGCATCGACCATGCCCGGCAGACGGTCCCAGACATGGGTCGTGTGCTTGGTGCGGAGGACATGGTCAGCGAAGATCAGCCCGTTGGAGCAGACGAAGATGGTCTTGCCGAAGATGATCCGAGCCGACATGGTGCGGTCGTACGAGTTCATCATGCCCACCGTGAACGTGCTGGAATCCTGATCGGCCATCCAAGGGGCGTGAATCTCGATGGTGGACACGAAGACGGGACGCTTGCGGTGGACCATGTGGTTTTCCTTGCGAACCGTGTAGCCATACCGCTCAAACGTGCTCATTGCCATGTTCCACAAACGATCCTGCGGGACAGGGCAATAGGATTCGGTGGCGACGGGGACGGGGATGGTGGCGAGATCTGCGATGCTGCGATAGGTGTTGCGTGCCATTGTTCTTTCTCTTTCTGTCTAGGAACTAGATCAAGTTGTGCGCCTACGGCGCGGACGAAATGCGAGACACAGGCTGATGAAGTGAAGTTCTTTGTCGGTAAGCCACGATTGGTGATGCTCCACGCGCCACAGGACGAGCGAAGCGAAGTTGAATGCGTCCTCCTTCTTGCCCGCTTGGACAAGTT